CCCGCTGCAGTCAGCCGGTATCGCCATTACGGCAAATACTGTCGCACTGAAGGCTGCCAGCATTCAAGCGAAGAACAACGGCAAGCTTTCGGACAGCCAGGCCACGGCACTTTCAGTCTTGGCCATCGTGACAGAACAGACGGCCCGACAGACCGGCGTCCTGGCGACAGAGCAGGGCAAGGCCGCTGTCAAAACTCAGGAAACGACGGCACGCCTGCGCGATCAATGGCAGCAGTTGGAAGAGATGGCAGCGCCGGCCATCGTCAAGGGCCTAGATACTTACGTCAAATTTGAGAAGACGCTTGCTGCGCTGACACTTGCCAGGCCGAGTGATTACAAAGCAACGGTTACAGCCATTTGGGATACCAACGCCGCAATAGCTGTCGGCGGCAGGGGAATGGAAGTCTACAACGCCGCGGTGACTGCGACCACCAAGGCTGTCAAGGGTGCGACATTCACCGAAGCTGATTACACCAAGGCGCTCGATGCGAACAACAATAAGCTTCTCATTCTGCGTGGCGGCGAGTCCGGTTACTACGCATCTTTGCAGGCGACAACTGACGCGCTGAAGGAAAACGGCCGAACTGTCGACGTTCACACCGCGAAGGGTCGCGCCAATCGGGCAGCGCTTGATCAGCAATCCGTGGCCGCAGCGGACTATCTGAAGCAGATTCGAGACCAGCGTTCACCCGCAGCGTTCAATAAGGCGCTTGACGTTATGCGGGATCGACTCGAACTCTCGGCCCGGAAGTTCGGCTACACCAAGGCACAGGCTAAGGCGTATGCGAATCAGATCCTTGGCATTCCGCACCTGGCCGAAACGAAGGTCACTACTCCTGGATTGACCCAGGCACGCCGCAGCCTCATCGGACTGAAGACTGATATTCAGTCGATCAATGGACGTACGGTCAGCATCACGGTTCGTGCGAATGGCAGCGTAACATCGCGCGTGCTCAATGCAGCGGGAAGGCAGATAGCCGCCACTACGAAGATGGCATCCGGCGGGTGGGTTTCCGGCGGAACACCCGGTGCGGACAGTGTGCCCGGGCTCCTGATGCCCGGTGAGTTTGTCGTGAACGCTCGCAGTGCCCGACGGCATGCCGGTGCGCTTGAGAGTATTAATCGCTACGCAGCCGGTGGCTTCGTCAATGTCAAGGCCAGCGCAGCGATACCGCCTCACTACGGGGCGCTGGTCAACGCTGGCGTCACGAACACCATGCGCAAGATGGCCGAGATTGGCCTCGGGTCGGTTCCGGTCGGCGGCCTCGGTAGCGGCGTGGCCCGCTGGTCGAATGTGGTGCTGTCCGCACTGTCAATGCTGAACCAATCGCCGAGCAATCTGGGCATCACGCTCAAGCGGATGCGTCAGGAGTCGGGCGGCAATCCGCTCATCGTCAACCGCTGGGATTCCAATTGGCGGCGGGGAACGCCGAGTGTCGGATTGATGCAAGTCATCGGCCCGACTTTCCGGGCCTATGCCGGACGGTACAGCTCGACCGGTCCGTTTCTCTACGGCACATCCACCAACCCGATGGCGAACGTGTACGCATCGATGCGCTACGCCCTGGCCCGCTATGGGTCGCTTCCGGCTGCGTACGGCCGCTCGGGCGGCTATGACAGGGGCGGCCTGGCGGTTGGTGCAGGCGCCATGCTCAAGGGCGTCAGCGCACCTGAGCGGGTGCTGTCGCCCCGACAGACGGCCGCCTTTGAGCGCGCCCTCGCGGCAGGTGGGATCGGTAATCAGATCCTGGTATTGAACATTGAAAACAGGGGCGTGATCGGCTCGAACGCCCAGCTTGAGAGCTGGCTGCAGCGGGCGCTGACCAACCTACAGAGAAAGCGAAGGATCTGATGCATGCGGCTCTTCGCCGGGCCTACAGTGACGGCCTCTATTTGGCTCGGCATAACGATGTCCGCGTATTCGGTTACGGCGTGGCGATTCTTGGTCGACAGGTTATCCCATTCTCGAATCTGGTCACGACTGCAGGCGATCAGTATTACGCCAAGATGGGAATTGCTGGAGTTCAGCCTGCTAACGCCAGTGCGCCGACCAAGGTTACCGGGATGAAGCTCGGCACCGGATCGACAACGCCGACCAAGTCAGGTAGTGCCTCTGCGCTCGGCACGTACATCAGCGGCAGCAATGCTGCGTTTGATGCCACGTTCCCCACTGCGGCAGCCGTGACCGGAACCGATACCGGCTGGCAGGCCAACTACCAAACGACCTGGGCGGCTGGCACCGCTACCAACGGCGCGATTGCCGAAGTCGTCATGGTGACCGACTCGGCTACCGACGCGACCAGCACGGCGGCGAACACCATTGCTCGCGCGATCCTCTCCCCGGCGGCTAACAAAATCGCGGGCCTCCCCATGACGATTCTCTGGCATCACGTTCTCCTCGGGGCATGAGTGGACACCACGCTTAAATACGAGCTGGGGCTCGGTCTGACCGACCCCTGGGCCGCGCGTGACGTCATGGTCTGGGGCGAGGATAAGCCGGACGCCAACAATACGGGTGTGCTTTCGACGGCACTCTACAATCCGTCGCGCATCACACAGTCCGGCGACTTCGTCGTTGCTGCCGGCGACGTCGAGTATTTGAACTACGATTTTCAGGGTCGATGCACGGTCAATACGACCGGGCGCAAGTATTTCCGCAATTGCAAGTTTCTGGGCCAGGCGTCCCCATCCTCGGAGCAGGGGCTTTTGCATCTGACCAGCGCCAACGCAACGAACGTGATTGTCGAGGATTGCGATCTTGTACCGAGCACGCCGACTGCCTATTTCACTGGCATTCTCGGGCATCACTATGTCGTGCGCCGCTCGAAGTTCCGCCACGTGGTGGACGGTTGCGGCGTATACAACACGAATTCTGGTCAGGGTGCTGCCGCAACCGGCGTGACCATCGAGATGAACCTGATCACCGATCATTCATGGTTCAGCACTGCGCCGAATCAGAGCGACGGTTCACACTGTGACTGCATTCAGCTGCAGGGCGGTTCCGGGACCATCATCCGGGGAAACACGCTCAATGCCTATAACGATACGTCGGTCGGTAATTCGCCGTGGTCGCGGGTGGGTGAATCGGGCCACCGTGGCACATCGGATCTGATGTTCACGCCGAACGTTGGCGCCATCACAGCTTGCCAGATTCTGAAGAATTGGTGCACCGGCGGCGAGATCGCCAGCAATGCGGCCGCCGCTGGCAACGCCGGTAACAATCTTGGCACGTGGACTAGCAACCGGTTCGGCGGCGATTCGTACGGCGGACACACGATCGACTTCCGGACCGGCGCGCTCTACACAGCCAGCGGCAATGTCTATGACGCTACCGGCCTACCAGTGACGATCAGGGTTTACGGATGACAAACGCAACGCTGGTCGGATCGTTCCATAACAACACTGGATCATCCTCGGCAGCATCGGTCAGTGTCACCCTGACCAGCTGCCAGGCGGGTGACCTGGTCGTTGCGCTTGTCTGTATCGAACGCAGCACGGCCACAGCTGGAACGCCAGTTACCGGCGCTTCGAATTCCTTTACGTCCGATGCCAATACGGCCAACACGTCCATGGCGTGGAGTTACTCGCATTACACGCTAGTGGCAGCGGACATCACGGCGGGCAGTGTCACTCTCACCTCGACATGTAGCACCAGCACCAGGCGTCAGGCCATTGACGCACTGGTATTCCGTGGGCAATCGGACCTGGCGTTTCAGGGTGGCACGTTCACGCAGAATGCGGATGGCGTGGTCACTGCCACGGCACCCAGCATCACACCAGCCGATGACGACGCCACTATCGTCTGCCTGCTCGCCTCGATCAGCAATGTTGAGCCGTTCATCCGAACACAGAGTGTTGATTCTCCGTATACCGTCCGGGGTAATGACGGCTCGACCAGTGCGTCATCCACCAATGCCTATGTGACTGGCGCGTCCCGGGCATTGACGGGTGGCGGCAGTAGCTCGCAGACCGGCGCCACCTTCAATGACACTACGTCGCCAACGCCGACTAAATTCCATTGGTTCGCGGGCACATATGCAGTCGGGCCGCTGGCCAGTCTCAATTATGAGCTGACCGACGGCGTAGGAATGGCCGATGCTGGCGTGGTCGCGTCAATCTACGGCGAGCAGACAGACGCAGTAGGCATCACGGACAGTATCGAAGTAACCCTGCCGGAATCGCTGCCCGCCGGTACGGTCTCGGATTACACCTTTCTCGTTGACTGGACCGGTGACGGCGATTTCGGTGATGAAGGCGACGACATCACCAGCCGGGTACTCAGCGAACGGTCCCCGGTCACGATCCACTACGGCAGGTCCGAGAGTAATGATCTAGTTCGGGCCATCGGCCAGGCCGATCCGGGCGAGGCGCGGCTCGCACTGAACAACAGATCACGCGACTACTCGCCAGAGAATGGCAACAGTCCACTGGTGGGCAACGTCGGGCCCGGCAAAGAGATCGCCATATCGGCAACGTTCGGGTCATTTTCCTACAGCCTGTTCCGGGGTTTTCTGGACGACTACAGCGTCATGCCCACCACCCGTGACCGAGTGGTCGAGATGTCCTGTCTTGACGGCTTGGGGCGACTGGCCGAGATGACGATTTCGACGCAGCTCTACCGTGGCGTGACCACAGGCCAGGCCGTTAACTACGTACTGGACGCCGTAGGTTGGCCCGTGGCGGCCCGGGATATCGATGCCGGACACTCTGCCCTGGCCTGGTGGTGGGAAGAGGGCACATCGGCACTAGAGGCGCTGCGCAGCCTGGTGCAGGCTGAGGGTCCGCCCGCGCTGGTCACGATCGACGGGACGGGACAGTTTGTCTTCCGGGACCGGCTGCACCGACTGCTGCGCCCGGCGTCGCTCTATGCACAGGCCGTGTTATCCGATACCGGCGATGAGCCGCGCTTTCTTGATAATGACTTCATCTATGACGCCGGGTGGCGCTCGATCGTCAACCGCGTTGCCATTGACGTTCCCGTTCGCCAGTGTTCGGGCGTACCGGAACAGGTCTGGTCATCTGATGTGCCCTTTACGCTGTCCGATGGCGAGACGGTACAGATTACTGCCAGCTCTAGCGATCCGTTCCTGGGTGCGATTGCGCCCATAGTCGGAACCGATTTCACCCTCTCGTCGGGTGCGGGTGTCGTCTGCACACTGAACCGGGACAGTGGCGCTTCGGCGACGATCTCGGTTACGGCGACATCGGGCGCGGCAACCGTTCTGACGATTGCACTCAGGGCCAGTCCGGTCACGGTCGGGAGCACGGCCCATATCAGCGCCGAGGATAGCGCCTCGATCGGGAACTTTGGTTTGCGTACCTACAGTGCCGCCGTCCCCTGGGTAAACGTCAATGACGCGCAGGCGATTGCACAGGTAATCCTCCGCTACTACGCGGACCGCCTGCCCGTGATCAAATTCAAGCTGGGCGGAACTCCAGAGCGGTTATATCAGCAACTGATCCGGAACCTTTCGGACCAGGTAACGGTCATCGAATCCGAGTCAGGGATCAATGGGGCTTTCTTCATCGAGCGCATCGAGCATTCGATCGAGCACACAGGTAAGGCTCACTCCACTTGGTTCAGTTGCGAGCAGGCACCGGCCGAGATAACCAACCCGTTCCGATTCGACGTCGAGGGCTCGGGATTCAATCAGGGACTCTTCACCAAGGACGGCGCGATCATTACCCCGGTTTTCGTTTTCGATGCGAGCGGGCAGGGATTCAATGACGGTCTATTCGCCAACTAGGCGGGCAATTGCTTATGTCAATTGGGGACGTTGGGTGTCCGACTGCCCGGCGGGCTGCGGCAGTGCACAGAGGCTTGAGCCCGGTCAGGACGTATTCACCTGCGCAGAGTGCGGACAGCTCGCTCTTATCGCATGGCCGGCCGATGCGGATCGGATCTGGTTTGCACTGACAGCCCGCATTCTGCCGCGCAACCGGAATTGGTTCCCGGCGGGGCATCCGTTGGCGCTGGCGGCGAATTGTCCGCACGGTCAGGGCGTAGATGATCTCATGGCCGAGAGCTTCGAACACGAAGGGGCGTTGTAACCAATGGCTTGGACCGCGCCGATGACGGCGGTTGCTAATTCCGCTTTCACTGCGTCGCAATTCAACACCTACGTCCGTGACAATCTGAACGCCACGGCACCAGCCTTGGCCACGGCAGCGTCGCAAATATTTGTGGCGACTGGCGTCAACTCCATTGCGGCCCGCACTATTACCGGGGATAGTGTCAATACTACGGAAACAACGACATCGACCACATTTACCGACCTGGCAACCGTTGGTCCGTCTGTCACCGTAACCACTGGGCCGTCTGCATTGGTATTGGTGAGCAGCCGACTTGAGAATAGCGCAGGCTCATCGGTGTACGCCTCCCATGTCATATCCGGGGCGACAACCATTGCCGCAGACGACACCAATTCGCTGAGCGCTGATCCAGGGTCAGGAAACCGCGTCAGGGCCACTTCGGCTAGCTTCCGAAGTGGAGATCTGACCGCCGGTTCGAATACATTCAAAATGCAGTATCGGACCGATACCGGAACCGGCACCTTCGCCTATCGTCGAATTGTGGTCATTCCGCTGTGAGTGCCGAAGCGTGGATTTTTCTCGGTAGTTGCATTGCAGTGCTCGGCGGCCTGTTCATCGAGCACATGCGAATCATTGCCAGCCTGCGCGGCACGAACACTCTCGCCATGGGCGCAGAGGCCATGGCCACAGAGGCGCGCGACCTATCCCGTCCGACGGGTGATGGCTTCGCCAACTTCGTTCGTGGTGCATTTGCTCGGATCGAGGCCCGGCTAGATCAGACCGTGACCCGGGTCGATGAGGTGATCAACCGGGTTGACCGGCTCGAAGATCGGCTGCCGTGTCAGCGGATCGGTTGCCAGCTCGCAAGGCCGCCCGACAACCCCTAAGATGGCCGCACCCTCTTTGGTCGGAGGGATAATGTCAAACTCCTGCAACAGGGCCCCCGGAGGATCGATCCTCCGGGGGCCCTGTTGATCGTTTGCGGTCACGCGATGCCCAACGGTGGGCCGTCGTCGCTCTCATCGGGTGGTGCTGTCGGGTCATCGATGATGCTGCAACGGTGCACGGTAGCGCCAGGGACCAGGCGACCATGGTTGCCCCGGCCCGTCGAGTGCCAGTGAGAATCGGCGATGATCAGCGCGCCCGGATGCGTGTCCGAGCGTCCGGCATCCTGGGCGCAGTCGGGGCAGTAGGCCCGATAGCGACCTGCGGTGCCAGGTTGCGCCAGGTGGGCCAGTCGGGCGGGTGAGCTGTTGGCGGGTAGCGTTGTTCTCACGGTTGCGATCTCCTCGGGTTGATCGGGACCGAGGCCCCGGGTGTTGGCTCTGCCCCCTACGCCCGGGGCCGCTGTCATTGCGGATCATGTGAGCATAGCCGGTGCTGGTCACGATGGGTATATCACCTGTCTCACTTTTTCGAGTTTGGCACTCCGATCGAGTGAGCGTGCACTAGCGTTCCTCTCGCGCTGGTCCCGAGCCAAGCGTCCCCACCTTGGTTCGGGACCGGCGTACCGCGCGACCTGCGGAGGGGGCGAGTCGCGAAAGGGGCAGCAGATGAAAACGCCCGGGACGTCGGACCTCCACATCGCCGACGTCCCGGGCGTTTCGACGTTCATGGCGAGGCGAACGTCGGCAGAAGCTCGCCTTTGCCCGCCTCGGTCGCGGCGGGCAGCGCCCAGATGTATCGGTGAGGCCAGCTGCTTAGTAGCTCCTGCTCAATGCCGAGCCGTCTGCGGGCGGCCCTGAGACCATCCTTGCCGTAGCCCGCCTGTGTGGCGGCTGGCCGGATCTCGCTCGACAGTGCCGAGCCGCCCCGCTCGCTCAGGAACGCTCGCAGCCAGTCATCTGCATGACCGCCGCTCGGTCCGCGCGGTTCAAACTCGATGCCCGGTCGGGGTTCGGTCGCCACGGCGGCAACCTTGCGAGCGTCCAGCTTGTCAACGCCACTGAGCCGGTCCAGGACGCCTTGTGCCAGGCCGTGAGGGTCGCCCAGGTCCCGAACCTGAGCAAGAGCCAGGAACAGGGTTGCGGCCCCGTGGACGGTCATGTGACGGCTCAGGCCACGTGCCCCGCCCAGTCCGGTTTCGCCGCAGCCGAAGAAACAGGCCGCACCCCAGACGTGCTCTCGCTCAATCCTGGAATCGATCCCGTGATCGCGGGTCAAGTGCTGCCAGACTCCCGTTCCGCTGCTGTAGCTGGCGGCACACAGCGGGCACGGCTCGACCAGCGCGCCCTTGCGGACCGGCTTCGGTTTGTTGCTCGGCAGCGGTTCGAGTTCGGCCAGGCAGGCAGCGATCTCACCGAGCGTCGCGCTATGCCTGCACGGATCGCAGACGTCCAGCTCGCCGGAAATCGAACCGATGGCCAGCGCGAGCGGCTCGGGCGAGCCGGGCAGCACGGTATCGATCGAGCGTCGGGCGCACGGATCGCAATGAACCGTGATCACTACAGTGCGGGGCATGGTCCGTTCACCCCTTACCGAGGTTCAGCATCATCTGAACTGTTGAGGCCACACGCAAAACGCCCTTGTCTTCGGTCGAGATCCGCCCGAAGCCCTTCGGCATCAGGTAGCCCGGCGCGTACTTGTAACGGCTACTGACCACGATCCCGTTCGGACTCAGCTCCTGGTGCCACTCGGTGTGACAGAACGGGCAGCGCATGATCCGGTAGTACCCGCCACCCTTGACCTCGTGAGCCTTGAACGGTTCCCAGGGGTGGCGAATGTCCCTGCACCGGATCTGTGCAGGTGTCGCGCTCTCGGCATACTCCTCGACGGCATCGAGACTGGCGAAGCCGGTCTGCGCAGTCTTTTTCGTGGAACTACGGCGGGTTGCCATTCTGCCCTCTCAGTCGGATTTGCGGTGCCTCGGGTGGCGCCGGTTGCGGAATCGCTCGGCGTAGTTGTGAATAGTTTCGGGACGCCATAGCGGCGTGCGACCGGCGTAGAGATCCGGTAATGGAAAATGCCGCTCAGGGTCGTACTCGCCCCGGGCCGTCGCCGTGCGCGCCTCGGTCAGCCTGGCGTGCACCGTGTCTACGGTCCAGTGCAGGTAGTCGGCCACCTGCTGTCGCGTCCACCAATCCCGCTCGGTCACGGGCGGCATGCTGCCATGACGTGCCGCTCTGACGTGGCCTAACGCTTCGGGGTGTCGCCTGACTCTCCGAATACGCAGCAACTGAGCAAGGGTCCGAAACCGTAACGGCCGGTTGACGTTTCGCGCAGGTCATGCATGGTCCAGTAGTTGATCTGTGACCTATCTCACATGCCGTCCGCGTAGTTCGAGCAGCCTGGCCCTTGCCTGATTGATCCGCTCCTGCATGCATTCGGCCGTCGCCAGGTCACCCCGTCGCCTGGCCCGCCAGCGTCGATCGAGGGCTGTGCGCAGGTACCGGCGCAGCTCAGGCTCGGTAGCGGGAGGCGGCGCGTCGGTCAGCATCAGGGGCTGCGTGGTGGGTCCCTGAACTGTCCAGCAATCACGGGCATGGGTAACTCTGCCGCCGATCTGACCTGCATGAATGACGGCCGACTCATACCCGCCGGCCGTTCTCGGGTAGGCGGCGATAACGCCTCGATGCCGTTGCCTCGAATTCAATGGCAGGGGCTCGGTAAGAATCGCCATTCCCCATATCCTTTCAGAACCGCACCCGGTAGGCCGGAGAAACCCGGTATCCGACCGGCAGGGCAGCCTACCGGGTGCGGGGCGTCAGGAGGCCCCGTGACGCGCCACGGGGGAAGCACATCAACGGGGCCCCTTGCTGATCAGCCCGGACCATGGGTGACCAGGGCTCGATCATAGCGCCGGACCATGACGACTACTACCCTCGGTTCGCCATGGTCACCGATCTAGCGCTGACCTGCGGTTATCTAGGTACCACTAGTAAGGGTTGTACTTGCCCACCCTTTCCTAGTGGTACCCTAGTTGCATGACAGCCAGCATAGCCCCGACCACAGGCCGCGAGTACAACCGCGTAAGTCATGACAAGTCCGGCAGGCTGCGCTCGGTCGATGAGCAGCACGCCGACAACGTTCGGGCCGCCGAGCACCGCAGGGTGATCCTTGCGCAGCCATACCAGGAACTAGAGGCCGTCTCGGCGAGCCGGTACACCAAGCACACCCGGGATGAATTCGACCGGATGGTCTCGGATATCCGGGCGGGTCGATTCGGCGCCGATGAGCTGTGGCTCTGGGAAGTCTCCCGAGGCTCGCGCGACGTGACCGAATGGGACGCCCTGCTGTCCGCCTGCCAGCGGCGCGGCGTGCACATCTTCGTCACGTCGCACAACCGGCTTTACGATCCGGCCGTGCCGCGTGATCGCCGGTCCCTGCTCGAAGAGGCGGTAGACAGCGATTACGAGAGCGGCAAGATCAGTGAGCGGGTGCGCCGGGCCAACGCAGCCAACGCAGAGGCGGGCCGCCCGCACGGTAAAGCACCGTACGGCTACGCCCGGCGGTATGACCCGCTGACCCGCAAGCTGGCCGAGCAGCACCCGCACCCGAGCGAGGCGCCGATCGTGCGCGAGCTGTTCGAGCGCCTCGAATCCGGCGACACCCTCAGCGGAATCGCCCGGGACTTCGCAGCGCGCGGGATCGAGAAGCGCTCGGGCGGTCCGTTCTCTCAGCAGCACTTGCGGGACATGGCCCTCATGGGGACCTACGCGGGGCTTCGGCTGCACGATCCGCTAGGGCACCGGGCGGGCAGGTCGCATACCCGCCCGGGTGGCACCTGTCAAATCGTAGAGGGCACCTGGGAAGGTTTGATCTCGGTCGAGACCTACTGGACCGTGCACAAGATCCTGACCGACCCGAAGCGGGTCACCACCCGTCCGGGCGGCGCGAGGCACCTGCTCAGCATGATCGCCAGGTGTGACGTGTGCGGCGGCGTGCTCACGGTCAACTGCACCAAGGTCCCTGACGGGCAGTACCGCTGCCCCCGGGGTCACGTGCTCCTGCCCCGGGTCGAGTTCGAGGAGCTGGCCGTTACCGCGATCCTGGCCTATCTCTCGACCGAGGAGAACCTAGAACCGATCATGGCCGATCGGGCGAAGGGCAACGATCGGTTGGCCGAGATCAACGCCGAGTTGGCTGCCGTCGGTACCCAGCTCGCGGACCTCGAAGCCGCCCTGGTCGAGGGCAAGATCAGTCCGGAGCTGGCAGGGCGGGCCGAGACGCGACTGCAGGCCAGGATCGAGGATCTCGACCGTGAGCGCCGGACGGCCGATCCTGACATGCCGGTGGGCATGGCACTGCTCATGTCTCCCGTCGAGATCGACCGGGCCCAGGTCTGGGCGGGACTGCCGATCGGCGCCAAGCGAGAGGTTGCGCGCTTCCTGCTCGCGCCGGAATGGATGGGTGAGCTTCGGGTCGCACGCAAGCCGCCGGGCAGCAGTCGAGTGCGCCTGCCGGTCGCCGACCGGATCGTGTGGCGGCGCATCGACGGGCAGCCCGCTCCGAGCCTGAGCGCCGCCGCCCGTCGCCAGGTCGAGAAACTGGTCTTCGATTCGTGACCCTGAGCAACCCCTGCGTGACGCAATCTACCCTAACTTTCGGTTAGATTGTGTTACGCAGGGGTTGCCGCGTTCGGTACTATGCCACCTCAGACCGTTGCTAATCGTTCACTGAGGGAACACTCGAAGGGGGCAGGCGAGAATGACAGAGATCGAGGAGTGCTGTCCGTGCTGCACGGCAGCGGCATGCGAGGCGGGCGCGTGTCCCGACACCTGCCCGTGTCTGACCGAGGAGCAGGCACAGTCCCTGCGTGCGGCGGCCCGCCCGAGCAGGCCGCCAGTCGAAAGGTATCGGTAGTGTCAACTCCGTCGAATGAACCGATGAGTAATTCTGCCGCCCGGGCCATCGAGGATGCGCTTCGCCAGGCGCGCGGCGGAGGTTACCTGCGTGTCGGGATCTACATCGGCAAGCATGCCGATCGGCCCGGCACCATTGAGGCCGTGTTTGCGGCTGACATAGAACCGGATGAT